TGGCAAGCATTGTCTGTTAGTCGTGTGCATGTTGATGGTACTGCCGATTCAGCAATGTCTGGCGGCTGGAATCTGCAAATAGCGCAGGAGGGCGTGCTTCAATACGTGATGGAATTGTTCGGAAGCGATCTGTCGGTTACTTTCGGTAATAGAAGTGCTGGCGTTTCGCGCGGTGTTCCTTTCAATGTTGATTACCTGCATTCCAGCACCAATACTGTGCATGATCTTTATATGTTGATGCGTGGTACAACAGGCACGCCTGCGGCGGGCATTGGCGTCGGCATGCGTTTTGATGTGGAAACGTCTGCCAGCAATTACGAGACTGGAGCAAAGATCGAGGCTGTCACCACTGACGTAACCGGCGGCAGTGAAGACTTTGCGCTAGACTTCAAGACGATGGCAGCGGGGGCGGCAGCGTCGCAAATTGCTCGCTTCACTGGCCTAAACGGCTTTCCGCAACTGATTATTTCTCCTGTCGCTGGTACAGTACCGAACTCTGCCGGATTTCAAATGGCTGGCACGTCGCAACTAGCAGCAGGGTTTGAGCAGTACCGTTACGGAGCTTCGAGCACTGGTACGTTCTTTGCAGCATATAAAAGCCGCCACGCCACAATCGGATCGCACACGGTCGTTAATGCTTTTGATGACGTGTTCAACTTTCAGAATTTGGCATCAGATGGTACTGATTACGAAGCGTTGTGTTCGTTTGGTTCTTTTGTTGACGGCACTCCTGGCTCGAATGATATGCCTGGGACATGGTATTTCATGTCTCGCCCACAGGGGGCCACGGCGGCTCGTATTCGCTTCAGAGTGCAAGCTGACGGTGTGACCAGAGCAGAAGAAAATAGTGCGTTAACGAACACGGTTTTTCGTCCATTTCAAGTGTTGCATACGACAAGTGGCACGCCCGCCAACGGCATTGGTGTCGGCATTTCTTTTAACCAAGAAACAAGTGCGAGCAATAATGAGATCATTGCGGCAATTGATGCGGTTGTTACTGATGTTACAGCTACTAGTGAGGATGCTGCTCTTGTGTTCTATACGATGGTTGCCGGTGCGACGGCTACTGAGCAGATGCGTCTTTCCCGCACTGCTGTTGCGGGTGACACCGCTATGATGCTTTATGATGTAGACAATAATGCAGTCGAGCGGGTGACGGTCGGGGCAGCTGACAGTGGTGGAAGTGGATTCAAAGTTTTGAGAATACCTAACTAAAAGGAGTAGAATATGGCTGTTGATGTCAACACCTTCAACATCCCCGCAGGGCAGAAGACTTTGCTGCAAGCATACTATGATCTTGGTGTGCAGCTCTCCAACATTCGGGGTGATAAACCCGCCCCAACTGCATCACAAACAGCTAAGCAGGCTCGAGCTGTGGATAAGGCGATTCGTGAGTTGAATACGTTCTTGGGCCTTGCTCAAGCAGGTGCCAAGTACGTGTTTGAATATCATCGGAAGGCAAACGAGGCCGCATTCATTTCTAACGCTGATGCGCCATAACTTGTGTGAGTCACACAGATGAGAAAAATCCCGCTGAAACGGTTTGATGGCTTCGATTCCAAGACGATCTTGGAGACGATCATCTATGCACCTGAGCCTAACAAGGGCTTGACTGTCGAAGATATGCGCAAGCGGTTCAAGCTGCTTGATGCGATCGATGAGACGAATGGGTCAGGTGAGTTTGTCGTGCTTGATGATGGGCAGTATGATCTACTCGTAAAGTTGATGAAGCAGACTCAGTTTCGAGCTATGCATCGGGACTTGCTGCAAGTGTTGGATGATATTGAAAAAGCTGAGAGTGTCTCAGCTATGGAGTTGATGAAGTGAGTAGACTATTTCGAGTCCGAAATAGAATACGAAACGCTCGCTTTGGCTTTGGTCAGAGCGGCGAGGCGGGTAATATCACGCCTCTGACAATCTTTGACAGCGATCTCGTTCTTTGGTTTAACGCCAAGCAGAGTATTTTTAGTGATGCAGGATCGACTCCTGTTGTTGATACAGGCACTGTTCAACAGTGGAACGATCTCTCAGGCAATGGCTATCACCTTTCAGAGGCTATTAATAAGCCTGTGTACGATGTAGATGGCTTGAATGGGTTGCCTGCACTTATTGGAGCACATAATAATTACATGAACACAGGAGACGTTGTTGCTTTTGGTGGTGCTACAGCAGTTTCTATGTTCATTGTTGGGACGATGGCTGCCTATGGTGGTGGTGGTGTTGGATTTGATCGATTGATTAGTTGCGCTCCTACAGCTGGTGATTCTGATTTCAACACTACAAGTGGGTTCAATTTCTGTCGAGAAAGCACAAATAATGCAGTCATGACTGCGTACTTCAACAACGCCGCAGATGGTGAAGTCGCTATATCACTCGACACGCCGTACCGATTCGCTGCGACGATTGATGGTGACACGACGATCACGTATGTCGATAACGTAGCTGGCGATACTGTTCCCGATGCTGGTGATGATCTGAACTTGGGAACTTGTGACTTTCGTATCTTCAGATATCCAACTACTGAGACTCAACAGTTTTGGGATGGGACTGTTTCTGAAGTTGTTATTGTTAAGCGACTCGCAACGGCACTGGAACGCGCTGCGTTAGATAATTACTTCGTCTCTGAGTGGGCCTTTTCGTAGAAGGAGGTAGTAAAATGAAAGGTAAGGATAAAGTCCGCAAAGTGATGGGTGAGTATAAGCGTGGCACGTTGCACTCTGGAAGCAAGCACGGGCCAAGAGTGACAGAGAAGGATCAGGCCATCGCAATTGCATTAAGTGAAGCTGGTTTGGATAGGCCAAGAAGGAAGAAGCGGCGTGCCTAATTACCGACTAGAAAAGGACTCTATCCAGTACGATTTCTTTAGAAGTCGTGCGAAGATACAGATATTTGGTGGTGGCTTCGCCAACGGCAAGACAACTGCGGCTGTTATGAAGGGCTTGACACTTGCTAAGGATTATCCAGGTAGTCACGGATTGGTTGCTCGCAGCACTTATCCAAAGCTTAACGATACAATCCGACGAGAGTTTCTTAAGTGGACGCCTCCAAGTTGGGTTGCAAAGCGTCCTACACAGGAGGATAATTCGCTACACTTCGTCAACGGCTCCGACATACATTTTCGATACGTCGCTCAGAGAGGTAAGACGAGTGTGGACGGTTCGACAACTTCGAACCTCCTCAGTGCGAGCTATGATTATATTATTATTGATCAAATCGAAGACCCCGAAATTACTCATAAGGACTTTCTGGACTTGCTCGGCCGAATGCGTGGAGAGAGTGTTTACCGTCCGCCGGATGAGGAAGACAGCACGATGCCAACTACGGGACCGCGGTGGTTGATATTGACTGCGAACCCGTCACAGAACTGGTTCTATAAGGAAGTAGTGCATCCGTATCTGACGTGGAGGGATAAAGGTGTCTTACTGGATAAGCTTATTGTTGACCCGGAGTCCGGAAGACCGATTATCGATCTCTTTGAGGGATCAACATACACCAATCAAGCAAACCTATCCAAGGACTACATTCGGTCCCTCGAAGCTGCGTATAAAGGCCAGATGCGTGAAAGATACCTTCTTGGAAAGTGGGCGGCGTTTGAAGGACTTGTGCATCCTGGCTTCGAGATTGGGAAACACACCTTAACTAGGGAGCAGGCACTAGCACACTTGGATAGGTGCTTGTATCGACATGTCGCGGTTCAGGCTATTGAAGGCTTTGACTTTGGATTGGTATCTCCTAGTTGCTACATGCTTGGGTTTGTTGATGATCTTGGGCGTGTCGTCATTCTTGATGGTTATTATATTAAAGAATTTAGCTACGATCAACAACCTAAGGCCATTCGCGATTTACGGTCTAGGTATTCTGACAGGTTGCGGTTTAACAGCCCAATTCACGCTGACCCTGCGATATTTAGAAAACAAGTTGTTACTGGACGAACTGCTGGAGAATCTGTCGCAAGGCTACTCACAGGACTTGGATTGCATCTCAGACCAGCAACCGCTGATGTTCTCCCTGGGATTGCCAAAGTCAATGCGTATCTTAGCGGGACGATTGACACGCCGCACATCTTGAAGACAGAAAGTGTTGACGGAGCCAACCCTTTACTGTATATTGTAGACGATTTGACTTGGTTTCAAGACGAAATACTTAGCTATTACTGGAAGAAGAATCCACAAGGTACGCATGTCGATACGCCGGTAGACAACAACGATCACGCGATGGACACACTGAAGTACATGCTCTCGTTCTTGCCTGATCCGGCTGACATAGTGATACCGAAGAAGAAGGTTCCGCCTGGATTTATGTTCTGGCGGGAGTTTGACGAAGATCGACAGGTTTCTGTTTGAGTCACACAGGAGGCCAACATGATTACGACACTTGTGAACTTAGTGATCTATCTTATAATTCTTGGAGTGATCCTTGGACTATTGTTGTACTTGGTCCGTATCTCCCCGGTACCAGAACCGTGGAAGGGCTGGCTTTGGTTTGTGGTGGTAGCGATTGGAGTTATCATCGTGATCTATTTGCTGCTCGGACTAATCGGTGGTGGTCCGCCACGATTGAGGTTAAGCGATGCCGCAACCTTCTTATCGACGTAAGTGGCCTGAGTATGCTGCTCAGTGGGACAGGATGGCCGTTAAGCAAGATCGCATTAACGGCATTCGTCGTGTTGCAGCGGTTATTGTTTCCAATAAAACACGGTATGTTGTAGCAGAGAAGGCGACCGGCGTACCGTGGTACTTGATTGGAGCGTGGCATTGGCGAGAGAGTTCAGGCAACTTCAAGACACAATTGGCTCAAGGCGATCCGTTGTCACGCCGATCTGTTCACGTTCCTCGTGGTCGTGGTCCATTCAGGACTTGGGAGGAAGGTGCATACGATGCGTTAGTGACACTCAAGAAGTTGAATCGAGTGAAAGACTGGCGCCTGGAGAAGCAGCTTTATTACAGCGAACAATACAACGGATGGGGATACCACAATCGGCACAAACCATCTCCGTATTTGTGGGGAGGGACTACAATTCAACAACGGGGAAAGTTCGTGGCAGATGGGAAGTATTCGCCTGTGACTTGGGACGTGCAGCCAGGGGTGGCAGCGATCATCTCTCAGGTGATGCATCTCGATCCGACAGTGACGCCGGTAAGGGAGACTTAGATGGCGACGAAAAGACAAGTGGATAAGGTGGTAGCTATCTTCAAAGCATGGGCTGTGAAGAAGAATGCACAAGCTCTCATTGCCGAAGAAGAGTATCTCGAACTCGCGGTAGAGATTATCGATACACTGGAGGTAGACAATGCGACTCCGACTGCTTAGTACGTTGGTAGCTGTGTTTCTTATCAGCGGTTGCAGTACGCTGCGAGAACCAGGCGTTGTTGCTAATCTTGTCGATCAAGTTCGACAAATGACTACGCAATTGTGTGGCTTCATACCAATTGCAGCAACCGTTTCTGGTATCTTTGGTACTGGAATGACTGTGCCTTTTGAGATTGCGGCGGCGATCTGTAACGCTGTTTCGACTCCGAGAGGGACGGTTGGAGCGAGTGTGAATGGCGTAGCTGTCAAAGGCTACTTTGTGAAAGAAAGGACAAGGTAATGGAATCGGGTGGAATCATTGATATTGGTGGAGCATTCGGATGGATGCAACCGATTATCAACACTGTTATTGGTGCTTTGCTCACGGCTTTGGCATCGTGGGTTCTGTGGGTGCTGAAGGAGAAATTCAATATTCAGATCGAGGCAGCGCACCGGGATGCTTATCTAACTGCGGCAAAGAACAGGGCGGCAGAGTTGATCGCTCGTGGCTTTGTTCGGATGCAGGAGGAAGGCAAGATACAAATTGATAACAAAGCGCTGGCTGATGCTGTGAATGTCATGCTTCGATCTGTGCCCGATGCTGTGGCGAAGTTTGACATCAAGAATGATGAGATCGAGAAATCGATTCTTAGCATGGTGCCACAAGTGCCTGAGACTGCTGTAGTGGACGGCAAAGTCATTGCTGCTCCACCTGCATCAGCGAATGGCACAATCAAGCCTGAGATACCGAGGACGTTTCGGTGATCATACAGCGCATTAGGCGCTTCGGATGGCGTCCCGATAAGCCTGATTATCGGGACCATCCATTCTTACCGATGGCAATCAAATTGCCGTCGGTGGGAATGCTTGACGATGATCATATGCCTGAAGTGCGAGACCAAGGTGATCTTGGTAGTTGTACCGGGTTCGCTACGGTGGCGTGCATTGATTATACTCGGAGACACTTGAAGCAAGATGCCTATGCACTCTCTCCGTTGTTTGCCTATTATAACGGGCGCGTCATTGAGAATACCGTCAACGAGGATTCAGGTTGTGAGATACGTGATGTTCTTAAGGCTCAGAACAAACTTGGCTGCGCTAAAGAGGAAGATTGGCCATATAAGATAGATTGGTTTAAGAAACGCCCACCGTGGAAGGTGTACGAGAATGCAAGACAAGATATGCTTGCCGATTATCGACGAATCGGTACAAAAAGCCGCCTACGCCTTATCAAGACGGCTATTATTAGGCGCGAGCCAGTCGTCTTTGGGTTTTCAGTCTACGAAAACTTCGACTTACCTATTGTTGAGAATGAGGGACTGCTGCCGATGCCCGGAGGGGATATGGTTAGTGGTCACGCCGTTTGGATTTGTGGATATGACGATGACATGCGAGTGCATGACAAGTTCGGCGCTGTGTTGATTCAGAACAGTTATGGCGAGTGGGGATGTGAGCATCCAGTGACACGAAAGCGTGGTTACTTTTGGATGCCTTATGAGTATCTCGTAGACGATAATCTATGTGATGACTTTTGGGCACTAAGGGTTGTAACGTGATGTGGATCATTCGTAATCAGCATGTATCCCTTATGATTATGTATGCAATAGGATTGCATCTCATGTGGGCGTTGCTATTGAACATAGATGGCAGTGCTGCGAATGTTACATCAATCGCGTCAACGAGGTACTTGTTACCGAAGCCACTAACATCAATTGCAATGGTTACTGCTGCCGTTGCAGCGCTTTATGGTGCAATATGGGAAGCTAATAGAAACCGGGCCTGGAAGTGGATGATACCACAGCAAATACTTCTCATGGTAGGGGCTATGGGGGCGGTAGAAGCTGTGTGGGACGGACAATTTGCTGACGGCGTTGTTAGGTCGCGGTCCTTTATCGCGGCTGATCAGTGGGACATGGTTTGGGCAACGATCCTTCACACACTAGCGATGGCATCGATAGCGAGGGAAGGATGGAGTGGAAGGTATTGACGCCATTGGTATCAATGAGCATACCAATCATCACCGCAGCCGTGCTGGTGTACTTTGCTAGGCGGTCTCAGAGGAGGTCTGTGCATGAGCTTTCTCAAACTGTACAAGAACATGTGCAAGATGCTAAGGAAGAGTTTACAAAGAAAGCCAGGAAATGAATGCCTCATTATGGCCCCTTCTCATACCAACAACCGGAGCAGTTATCGTTGCAGTTGTTACGGGTGTGTACACCATTCTATCCGGCAGAAGGAAAGCCACTGGTGACGTTCAGGCAATCATCAACAAAGGGTTTACTGAGCTTGTGGATAACTTAAGAGAGCAAGTAGACTTCCAGAAGAAGCGGATAGACGATCTTGAAGGATACTGCCGAGACTGTGAGATGAGACTCGGGATATGTGAAGCGAAAGTACGGAGATTGACACGCTTCATTCATACAAACGAACTAAAACCTCCTGTGTGAGTCACACAACATGGCCGACAATGACATTTTTGAAGTAGAAGAAGCTACCACTGAGCGTGGCAGTGCCGAGCTACAGCCTCTCTTCCAGATATACGAGGAGAGCAAGATTGCTGTCAGCAAGTCTGTCGGCAAGATGTGGAAGCAAAAGTTCGACGCAGCAGTCGCGGCGTACTCAGAAATCAATAAAGTTTGGCAGACTGTATTTCAGTATTACAATTTCTACCACACGAAGAGCATCAGCACTCCGCGTGGCATTTTCCAGCGTGGTGATTCGACTGAGAACATTATCTTTAGTAATCTGAATATCATGCTTCCTGCTATCTACAGTAAAGACCCGGATATTACATGCACGACTAACGACGTACAGGACGAGCCATTCTGTAAGTGCATCGAAGCTGTGATTAATGCGCTGTTCAAGAAGCGTAATTCACTGAATGCTAAACCTAAGATCAAGAAGGCTGCGGGCTTTGGTCTGCTTTGTAACTATGGCATCTTCAAGTTGGCTTTCACGCAGAAGGATGACTCGCGTGAGATGGCTGTGCAGGAGATGACTCGTATTACAGATGAGATGGCGACAGTCAAAGACTCGAAGAAAGTAGAAGAACTGTATGGTCAACTAGAGGCGTTGGAAGAGAACCTTGAAGTGCTTGAACCTAGTGGTCCAAGCATGTCCAACATCATGCCTCAGAACCTTATCATTGATCCATACGCAGAACAGTCTGATGGGACAGATGCGAAATGGATGATTGAGCGTGTATACCTGCCGACTGCCTCGATCATAGCTCGGTTCACAAAGGAAGACCCCGAAGAGGACAGTGACCGTAAAGACGCTGCGCGTGTCTTGATATACAAGCCAACACATAAGGCTAACTTCAAAGTAGGTGGCTCACGTGAAGACGATTCAGTCGGTCCAATACTCGACAGCTTCTCGGGTGATCCAGACATCCCCGAGGATTACGAAGAAGCTGAGCGACGATCTTATCGTGAGATGTACTTTACAGAGTGTTACTATGTTTGGGACAAAGTTACGCGTCGTATATTCTTATTCCATAGAGATGATTGGACATGGCCACTTTGGGTATGGGATGATCCATATAAGCTTACCCGATTCTTCCCATATTTTATTATTGGCTACTCGTTTAGTACAGGAGCTACAGTCAGCCCTGGAGAGACAGCTTATATACTGGACCACCAGGACGAGTTAAATGATATGAATCGACAGAAGGCTCGTATTCGCCGATCTGTCTTTGACTTCTTTTTCTTTAATACGGACGCTGCCAGTAGCAACAGGGCGGAGGTTGAACAGTTTCTAGAAGCTATTCGATCCAACTCGCCAACACAAAAACACATCGTTGGCGTTGCTGCTGGTGAGAAGAAAGTCTCTGAGATGATTGAGGCTTTCGTACCTCCATCTGCTCAGTACGAGCCGCTGTTTATGAAGGAGCCAGTCCTTGAAGCAGTTAACAGGATCACTAATACTTCTGACGCCCTTCGCGGTGTACAATTCAAGACAAACACTAACGTGGCATCTGTTACAAGCTACCAGGAATCCATGCGGCTTAGTGTTGGTGCTAAAGTTGATGTGATTGAGGATGCTGTAGCAGACTTGGCTGTAGCGCTTGCTGAGTTGTGTGTTCAGTTTATGGATCAGTTACAGATAGAGGGTCTAGTCGGTCCTAAACATGCCGCAGCTTGGACTAATATGACAGTGCCAGAATTCAACGCTAACTACAGCCTCGAATTAATCGCGGGCAGTATGGAGAAGCCAAACAGTGTCTTCAAAAAGAAAGAGGCCATCGAAGTCGCACAAGCAGTCGGTCAATTTGCTAGAGCGGCTCCGGGCGCAGTTATGCGCATCATGCTTCGAGTCCTTGAGCAAGCTTTCACGGAAGTTGTCATCAAGCCGGAAGACTGGGCGATGCTCGACCAAGAAGTCCAAGCCAACTTGATGAAGGGTCAGAGCGTTGGTGGACAGCCTCCGGTTGAAGGTGAAGATTTAGCGAGTCAACTATCTCCCGAAGATAAGCAACAGATTGTACAGATGAGGCAGCAGGGAGCTAGTGACGATCAACTAGCTGCCTTTGTACAGGAACGAATAGCAGGAGCTAATAATGCCCAAGCTGAACCAGATCGATGATGCGTCATCGGCTGAGGATACCGTATTCGATAACCTCGGCCTTGACCGTGAGCAATTAGAGAATGGCCAGGATCAAGATGATGAACTCGGAGATGAGCAGGAAGTAGAGACTCCTGATGACTCCGACGATGATGCTGAACCTGAGCAAGAGACACGCGAATCCCGTGTGACTCAAACAGAGCAGCGGCGTCAACGGCCGCTGCCACGGACTGCTGAAGTCAAACCTGATAAGCACGGCAACCTTGTCGATGCTAACGGCCGAATTGTGGCTCGGGCTGGTGCCCAGGCACGATTCTATCAGGGTATGCATCGAGCGAAGCAAGAAGCGCTTGCGTCACGCCAGCGCGAACAGCAGTCGATTCAGCGCTTGCAGCAGACTGCGAAGCTTTTGCAAGATATGCAAACCGAACTTGATGATTATCGCACGAAGGCGGAAGGGCTAAAGCAATTCAACTTCACGCCTGAGGATCAGTTGCACGCGATGCAATTGCTATCAGAGATGCGCAAAGACACGGCTGGCACACTCAGAAAATTGTTGACAAGAGCGGCCGCAAATGGTATAACCATCGAAGGTTTGCAGCAGAACGCTGGTGTTGATCCGAAGTCTCTCGCGGAGGTTATGAGAGAAGAGATCGCCAAGGCAGTTGGACCGATACAACAGCGCAATGAGACGGAAGCTAAACAAGCAAGAGAGCGTGAAGCTCAAGCCGCCCGTGAGCAGGAAGCGCTACAAGAAGCTCAGAACTTCTTGACTGAGAACCCGGAGGCGAGACAATACCTCCCGGTGATTCAACAAGTGATCCAACGGTATCCACGGATGTCACTTGGTGAGATTTGGGCTAGAATTCAATTGAACCTGGCGACTCGCCAGCGTCATCCGAACTCTCGAAAGAGAAGTATGCCATCAGGTAGAGGCGCGCCACAAGGGCGAGCATCCAAGATGGCTCCGGTAAATGAATCGTATGATTCAATCGTCCGGTCGGTGTTAGATGAAGCTGGAATTGTTTGAGTCACACAGGAGTTGATAAATGCCTGCACTCGATACAGTGGTCCACTCAATGCTGGATCGTAGTCGCGCGAAGCTGATTATGGCTTCCGCTATCTCTGGCACGGTCAGTGCCTACTTGCACGCTAAGAAGCGTGTCATCGTTGAGGATGGTGGTCCACAGATCACCAATCCGTTGATCGTTGGACTCAACCCCAACGTCACCTCCATGCAGTACTACGATACTGTTCCCGTTGACCAGACGAACGAATTCACGACCGTGGAGTATACCATGAGCCGTGTGGTTGGTTCGTTGATCATCTCGGATCAGGAAGATGACGAAAACCAAGGTCGTGCAGTTATCTTCAAGATTCTCAAGGGCAAGATTATGGCTCTTGAGGAAAGCATCGCAAGACAGTTCGCTACGTATCATACCTCTACTGGAAGTGGCACCGATCCAAACGGGCTCGGGAATCTGCTTCCCGCGGACCCCACAACCGGATCAATTGGTGGGATCAGCTTGGCTACTGAGTCACAATGGCGTCCAAGTTCTTATGACTTCAACGGAACGCTGACGCCTGAGAACATTGAGGAAGCGTTCGATGACATTATCGAACTCGACCTTAATCGTGGCATGGATAGTAGCGGTGGAGCCAAGCAGAAGCCGACTGTTATCTTCGCTGGACGCAATATCTATCGTATGCACAAGGCGGCTGCGAGAGACAAGCAAAGCATCCAGCTTAGCGAAACCGGCACCGGCAAAAAGCTGGTGAACCTTGGCATCGTAGGCACGACTCACGGCGGCACTCCGTTGCTGTTCGATGAGAAGCTTGCTGCCAACGACGCCTATTTCGTCAACGAGGAATATCTCACTCTGCATGTTCTTCGTGGCGTCAACATGAAGATCAAGAAGCTGGTCGCGCCCTGGAATATGGATGCGGTCGGTCGTCGTGTCGTTTGGGAAGGTCAGTTGTGCTCTTGGCGCAACTACCGGACTCATGCATATTTGACCAACACGTAAGAGGCTACAATGATTCAAGTCAGTGTACGAGGAGCAAGGTTGTCTTACGTAGTGGTCCCGTTGGAACCTGTGGTTGGGAAAACTGTAAGGCGACTCGTAACCTCCTGGACGAAGAAGGAAGGGCTGAAGCAGCGTTTAGTTGATCAGCCCGCAGGATTCATGGTGTACTTTCCCCGTGGGCATTGCCTTCGGTTGAAGGACAAGGAATCCCTGCGTAAGTATGGTCTGGATCGTCAACCAACCATCATCAACTTGGACGGACTCAACGATCCCAATAGTATTCTTGGGAAGTTGGTTACGGCTCAAGATGAAGCCTCTAGGCATGACGCCTATGCTGACATGGAAAAGTATGTGATCCAGTTGGCTACAGCGAAAACTGGCAGTGTCGTGCTCCCTGAGCAAGTCGCTGCCATGCGTCAAGACGAGGAGGCTGCGTAATGGTAGCTCGAGTTCGCAATGCCTTTCACACAGGCATCAATATGTACGTCCCTGCTATGGGTTATGCGAGTGACCTTGTGCATGGACAACCCACTCAGTTCAGCCTTGGTACGCCAGCGGCTGTGAGTGCCAACGCGATTGCGGCGACAGTTGACGCCGACGCGACAGCAGGCAACATCGAAACGCTTGCTACGGTTTACACTATGGACAGCACTTATGGGCGCTCGATTCGTGTCACGCCCAGTGGTGATCCAGGTGCCGCCGGTGGAGTGGTTGCCGTTCATGGCTTTGATTATCTTGGTCAGCCAATGGCGGAGACATTCAGTGGAGCCAACGGCTCTACTGCGATCATATACGGCAAGAAGGCATTCAAGCGTGTGACTCACACACGAATCGTGACTGCCACAACGAACGCTGTAACCTGGGCAGTTGGCACTGGTTGGCGCTTCGGCTTGCCTTATAAAGGTGACGTTGCGTGGGCCAAAGAGAACGGTGTCTTCGTTCCTGTTTACCAACGGACGATCGAGATATGGCGCAACAGTGACACTGTTCAGGTCGCTGCTGGCCCCAGTGGATTCTGGTTCCGTTCTCCAGTGCCCGGCTACATCTCGGCACTTCGTACTGTTGCGGACATGCCAGCTGGTTCAACGAACGATCCAGTTGTCACCGTCGAACTTGGTGGTGTGGCTGTCACTGGCCTTACGCTCACTATCGATACGAGTGCAGCTGCAACAGGCAACTTGCAGTCTGATGCTCCAACCACAGCAGGCTACTCTGCAAATAATCGCGTTCGTGCAGGCGACCTCATTGAGATCGTCATCTCGGACATTGCAGATTCCGGTCCCATTGCTGTTGGTGTTGAAATCACGTCCGAGCAGTTCAGTGAAGCTGTTGAGACTGATCCACAGACGTTGGTGACTGGTGATCCACGTGGGACGTATGAGTCTCTCATGACACCGACTGGATCGGCTGAGCTTGTTGTCGGAATGTACGGTGACAACTCCGTGAACTCGTCTGGCAACGGCGGGCTTCATGGCATCCGGCACGTCACGTCGTAACCTGTGTGAGTCACACAGATGTCAGCCACGATCACACAAATCGTCTCTGATGCCGTCCTGATCATTGGTCAAGTCGGTGGCACCGGCGTCAATGAGTTTGGTGAAGATCAACTCATTGCCGCCGCTGTCCGTGGCTTCAACATGATGTTCAAGAAAGACTTCTGGCCACAGTATTTGAACTGGTACAGCTTTGCGCT